CCTTATGCCCTTTAATCAGGGACCAATCACTAAGTATCTTATCTGAAATCTGCATACAACTAAAAGGGTATAGGTTTATACTTATCGTTGTCTTATCTTTGTCTCGTTCGCAAGACAATATTAAAACCGTTTTGTGAATCCACAAAATTATTTTGTGTTTATACCAAAATATAGATTTTGTTAATTGAAAAGTCCGATATAATAGATCAAAATCAAAGCTTCCGGGCTTTCTATCCTCGAATTGTCTAAAAAAACAGGCATTTCGCAGCATAGAATTTACAATTTCATGAGTGGAAGGACTGATGCAAACTATAAGGACCTGGCACTTTTAAGCGAATATTTCGCTTCAGCACAACAAAAAGTTAGTGAGGAAACAAAAGAATATGGTACTGTTCAGCTTCAGCTGAAGTACATATCCACCCTAGAAGAACAGAATCGGATGCTGAAGGCCCAGCTGGATCTGTTATCCGCCAATGTAGAAGCTAATTTAAAGTTATTAGGGCAGGGTCAGGCCGTACTACTGGCTCACCAGAAGGCGCTTGAATGGTATTTAACGCGGCAGGCTGCTGGAAATCACGGGAAAAAGCATCAGGCGGAACTGGAAGAACTGGGCAAAATGCTATCAATGTTCGCAGGTCCTTCCCCCGAAACGGGCAGTTAATGCGGCAGTTTTGGCAGATATCTTTCATACGGCAAAGGTTACACGCAATATACAGCGGAACACTAACAATTGTTAACTAATACCACTAAGTGGTAATGGCAAAACTTAAAAAAGCAGAAAACTTTAAGGATCCTGTAACAGCTGCCTTTTACCGGCACTTCCGGCAGCTGCTGGATGATAAGCAGATTATCTGGGATGAATTCGTGCAGCACTTCGGAAAGGATAAGCAGTGGTGGTGGAGCAATTTCTACAATATGCGCAGCGGCCACCGGTCTGTTACCCTGGAACAGCTGCTTACCGCGCAAAGGGAATATAAGGCACCGGTGGGGGAGTGGTTTAAGAAATGAAGTTTATAAGGGATAGCTACCTGGTGAGTGATGAAACTGATAGTGCCGCTTACAATGTGGTATATGATATTGAAGCCAGTTATGTAAAGAAAGAGTTAGAGAAAGAGTTACAGGTTATCGTAAATATTGTGCAGTGCGATATTGTAACGGGCAGAAAGCATTCAGTATGTACCGGCTTTCTTACTTATCAAGCTGAAATAGCTCAACCTGTTGGTTACCTTCAAGCATCTTTTGTATTGAGTGATTCATTATTTCGGTCATTGTTTCATGCGGCAGCGTTTTTGCCAGAACAGTGTATCGGTATCCCTGGGCAAATAACGGGCTATTTTCAGGAATCTTTTGAACGTGATCTGGAAATGCTAATGGCACTAATCTGTTCTCCCTGATCCCGGCATATCCCTTTTCCATAAAACTTTCATCAATACTGGCAGTAAGCTTCATGTTCTGGTTTTCCCTGAAGGCTTCTTTTATTTTATCCATTTCCCAGCCTGAAAAGAATTGCATTTGTTAGTGTTTGCTATTAAGATAGGCACTCCCGTTAACCTATAGCAGGACAAAAAATGCAGATTTTATTGAAATACAGAGATTTCTGCCGGAACGCGCCGGGAAAAAATAAAAGAGGCCATAAAACATCACGCGTGCCCTGTCTTTCGGGCCGCCGGATAGGTTTCATCATAGAAATATGATTACCGCACCCCACCACCGCCGCCGCCTGTATTATTTGCGGTCAGGATCAATTTCTTCTTCAGCACAGCATCCAGGATCATATCAAACACATCACTGAAGTGGGTAGTTTCAGATTGATCTAATCCAGGATACTGAGTAGTATTCTCATACCGCTTATCTTTTTCAGTCTCCCCTTTACGCCCGATTTTGGCAGGTGCCCCCTCTATACTTTTTATTAGCTTGCTGCATCGATCAGCATGAATATATATTTCAGTGCCAAGATTATTTTCATTCAATAACCAGTATTTAGTATCCAGAAACTTCTGGTAGTGGCCTGGCTGCCTACCAGTATATACTTCATTTACTTTCCATCCATGTTCCTTCAACCCCCTTACAACTATATCCATATAACTGCTGGCATTATTTCGCCTTGCTACAGCTGTTTGATCAAATACATAATATACAAGCTTCTTAATATGTGTGCTATACTTATTACAGAATAGCTTTAAAGCTTCTTCTAGACCATCAGGGGCAAGTGTATAAATAGAATCAATAAAGTTCAGGCTATTCCGCTTCTTATCCAGCCCATGCAAAGTACTGACCTGTGCCAATACAACCGGGGACACACTATGCTGGTAATCGGCGGCCAGGATGATGGGCTTATCCGGGTCATAGTCCGTATCCAGTAGATGGGTATGCTTGTCTTTATTGAAGTCAGGATAGAAGCCATCTTCCGGTCGTGTCGGGTCTTCATTCATATAGGCTACATTGAATACATAACCACTTGTATTTTGCTTCTTATCCTTCAGCCATTCTTCACCCAGGATAGCTACTGAATCCATGGCATTGGATTCAATATACAGGGTGGTGTTCTTCCGAAGCAGGGCCAGCCGGGTTTCCAGGGCTTCAATCTGGGGCTCCATCCGGTACCGCTTGTTTATACCGGCACCGTTGTATTCCAGCTTCAGCCGATCCAGTTCCAGCTGCAGGGTAATGATGATATCGAACAGCCGGTAATTATTCTGCTCTTTTTTATCCAACAGCCATTTTAGTTTTGATATATCGGCCAGCTTATCAGTAGCGAAAAACTTGCTCAGGTATAGCGGGTGATCTTTGTAGTACACTTCATTCCCGCGGAAAGCCGGGAATACAATTTCCTTCAGATCGGTAGGGTCCATGAATTTGGCTTCATCGAATACCCCATACTGGCAGGATATACCGTTCGCAGATCCCTTTTTAGCCAGGGAAATTATATACTGGTTTGATCCATTGTGCCAGCTGATGATGTGATCGTATTTTTTTGATGGCACCCGGATAAAGGGCCGCGGCCATGCTTTAGGTGGTGGCTGCCCGATCACGAAATGCACGCCTTCCACCAGCCCATAAGTGGTAAGGCTGTTGAATAATGGGTTCAGGGTATTATCGCCCAGGTGTTCAAAGCTGGGGCCGCAAATGATGCCGCTGGCCTGTGGCATCTGGTAGGTACAATCAGCCAGGTACAGGCTGATGCCCTGGGTAGTTTTGAAGGATCCGCGGGAGGCCAGCAGATAGGTTTCCTTTGGCCGGATCAATTTTATCCTGGCCATCGGTCCGGTAAGCTTGATTTCCCGGATATCGGCTTCTTTTGGATCAAAGGTCTGTACCATGTTTCAGCTGTGAATTCATGATCAGGGCATCGGCTTCTTCCATGGCAACTTCTACAGGCATAGGCGCTGCAGGTGCAATACCGGCAAAATTGAACAGGAATACCGGCTGTTTGGCAGGCGGTGCCACATCTTCAGAAGGCATAGAGTTCAGCGTATAGGTAAGGGCTTCTTCCAGTTTAGCCAGGGCAGCCATATCTTTTGCATCGCCTGTAAATTTTCCCCTTAGCTTTTCATCTTCATCATCCATATTGAACAGGGCGCGCCGGATCTTCATCAGGTCTTTTTCCTGGCGCTCAAATTTTAGGAACATCACGTACCGCTTATCCATACGCCGGGCCTGTCCAAACACTTCCTGCGCGCTGAATACATCATTCTGGGCAGTAAAGCGGCTGATGGCATAGGTTTGCACAAGTTGATCGCAGATTTCCCGGAATGATAGTTCATCCTGCAGCAGTTTATCTGCAGCTTCCCAGCGGGCCAGTATCTTTTCATCTTCCGCTTTCAGCTCCACCGGTTCCTGCATCAGGAACTTTATGATCCGGCTTTTGCTGTCATTTTCTTTCAGGAATCCCTTCATCTATAGCCCTGTTTAATTTTTTATTGAGTTCGCGCAGCTGGGTGGCCAGTGTATCCCATTTGGCCAGCCATTTGGTGCGCTTGTGATCGGTAAGAGCCGTGCGGGATAGTTTCCCGGCCAGATCGCGCAGGTAGCGTTCATTGTTCTGCTTTTTGCGGTAGGCTTCTTCCAGGCTGATATTTTCTTCCACGGTCTTTACCGGTACCGGAAGGCTGCCATGCTGCTGGTAGTATTCCTTTTCTGCATAGATGCCATTGATTTCATCCTGCAGTTCCAGGATCCGGCCAGCCATCTGCCGGGCTTCTTCTTTCTTCTCCTTTACCCGCTGGCCCTGATTGGCTACTTCATGCAGACGGCCCTGCAGCATGGTCATTTCGCCGTACAGGGGCCGCCAGCGTTCGCGCAGGCTGGTCAGGATATCATCGGGATCATCCGGCCACTGCTTGCCCGTGGATACGATCACGGTTTCCGCCTTTTTTACGATCTGCTTTTCCTCACGGGTGGTTTCCAGCAGCCCACGCAGGGCTTCCACCAGCTTTTTCCTCTTAAAATCGGTTTCAATGGGTTCCATAAAGCAATTACGCAGGAGGCGATCTGTACCGTATTTCAGGTACAGATTCACGCCTTCCTGGTAGCTTCTGGAACTGTTCAACCAGCTTACGATTGGTTCCATAAAGTGGTTACTTCATAAACATGAAATTGGTAAAACAATGGTACAACTAAGAAGCAGCAATATCAGAAACCTATCCGGCGGAGGGAAGGACACCTTTTTCCGCGATCTGTTCCAGCAGCTGCAGCATGCGCTTCTGCCGGGCATTTTCTTCTTTACTGGGGGTAACCTGTACGAAAATGATACCTACCAGCGGGGTAAAGAGCAGGGAAATCAGCAAGGCCCCAAAAAAACCGGTTAACCGGTCTGTTCCTTGTATTGCAGCGACAAGTGAAAGGAAAATGTACGGGATAAACAAAACGGCTAATGTGCCGAATTCTGAATAGTTCTGTTCCATAAATCAGGTTTTTGTCAATTTATGGAAAGATCGGCATAGCGTATATACCACAAAGTGGTACTATACCACCCGGATCAGTTCTGCCTGGCTTAACTGGGCCAGCGGCAGGCTCACGCTTACCTTGCTCACCAGGTATTCTGTATTCCGGATCAGTACGGTTTGATTGTACCGGTAATCCAGTACATCCTGCAGGGTCCACTGCAGATCCACGGTTACTACTTCCGTTTGCCGGATGAAATCCAGAAAGGTTTTCCAGTAGGGGATGTATATGCCTTCATCGGCGGTTCCATTGGCAAACTGCCAGCTGAGTGCATAGTTGCCCACTTTTGTGCCATTGGGGGCATAGTGGCCAGCTGCTCCATAGGGGTAGGCATAATTGGGCTGGGCAGTGTTATTTATGGTTTGCTGTACCCCGTGGTAGTAAGCCGTATAGAACGTGCCTACTTCATCGGTGCCATCGGTGAGGCTGATCAGCGGCACCACCACTTTTTGGGGCAGTTCGGTCATTGCTGTATTGCGGTAGGCAATAAAAACGGTGCCCGGCGGCTGCAGGTTGGTGGATACGGCATCATTGGCATTATCCGGCTCATAATTCGGCAGGTTATCGCTGGCTTTCTCCCATTTAGCCACGTTGGTGGTTCCATCCACAGTACAGATATACCAGGCATTTTCCGCCCGGATCAGGTAGCAGTGGTTCTGCAGGGCTGTGGTGGCCGCCGGAAGGCCGTACTGGTTATCCAGTTCGCCCTGGTATTCCAAGTAGGTAAAATCCAGCTTTTCGGTGGCCCCGGCATGCTCCATGCGGTAGATTTTGCCGGTCTGTACCTGTGAATCGTAAATAGCACCGGATTTACCGGTGAAATCTTTCTTCACCCGGGTGGCCAGTATATCCTTTCGCCAGTTTACCGTAAGGGTGCGGGTATTATCATCGAAATCGTACCACCAGCCAAACTTATTGGCGAGACTTACCAGGTAGTTGCCCAGGCCCAGTTTCGGCAGCATGGTTTTGAAATCCCATACCACGTTCATGGATCCGGAAGCGGCATTCAGCCGGTAAGGGATGGCGGCACTGTGGATCAGTACTGATTTCAGAAAATCGGGATCCTGCAGCGGATCGCCGGTGATATTCCAGCCAAAGGTGGCAAACAGCTTCTGCAGGATGAACCGGTGAAAGGGGAAGGGGCTGTACTGGTTATAGTACAGCTTGCTGGTGCCCTGGGTATAGTCGGGGCTGTAGCGGGTGGGGATCACATCGGCACCCATCGGGGCGCAGCAGTTAATGATACAATTGGCGGATTCCTGGCCACTCAGTCCGGCTTCATTCACAACTGGGAAAAAGGCATAATCATAGGCTGCCGGGTCGCTGTTATTCATCACATCGGTTACATGCCCGATAAAGCCGGTATTTGGGCCAGCTGTTACAAAGCCTTCCCAGGGGAAGCTGTACGCGGCCCCATAGTCCACATCGCGCAGGGTCTTTTCTTTGATAGCCTGCCAGAAGGCCCCCTGCTTGAAGGTATAGTACAGGCTGATCGATCCACGTAAAGGGAAATTGTAGTGGCCGCGGCGGCGTTCGATCTTGATGATACCGCGGGAGTGCGGTAATCCATCGGCCCACAGCTGCGCGGCGATGCCTTCCGTATTCGGTTCTGATGAAGGCAGGGCCAGTGCCCCCAGAAGCCTGGCATTGGTATCGGTGAGGCGAACAGTAAAGGGCAGGCTGTATTCGCCGGTCAGTTCGCTGCTTAGGTTCAGCAGATGGCTGTTCTGCTCCAATTGGATATTGGTGCCAGCAGCCAGTTCCAGAAATTCACCGTTTATTTTAAACGAAATCCGCATCAGTTAAAGGGGGTATTTCTCACATGAATGGTTACGCCTGCCGGTGCGGTGATATTCGCCCATGTAGCTATTCCGCCTGCCAGGCTGGCCGTATAGAAAATTCCACCGATTTCCATATCTACCTGCACTGGATTTACGCTGGCCAGGGTAAGTACCACGGCTGCGCTGGTAATTGCAGGAAGGTAGAATCCATCATATCCCAATCCGTTCACGGTACCGCTGTTTACTGTAGTACCGTTCACTTTCAGTTCCCAGGTGGTATTCACCGGGGTATTGTTGTAGATGGTGCTGTTATCGGCAGGTAATCCGGGATCTGTATTTACAGCGTAGGATGCCACGGGTCCGTAATTATCTGCGCTGCAGGCTGCCTGCATCTGCAGGCTGATCTGGGCCCCATCGGGCACTACTATGGAAACGGTACCGGATGCTGCAAAAGCGATATTCTGCCAGATATCCTGGTATCCGGGAACTTTCCAGCGCAGGCCGGTACCAGATCCGGCTACATTGTACGCGAAAACAACCGTGGCATTACCGCCAGCGTGGGTAATGGTGGTTCCGGTGATATTTACGGCTGTAGCGCATACGTTGGTGCTGGGATCTGCGCTGCCCAGGTCAATATCAGGGGTATAGAATTCGCTGCCGCTGTCTGCCAGGGTGAATTCAATGGGGAAGTTCCACTTCATGGCATCGGAACGGGTGAGATCGAAGCCGCCCTGTATCAAATTCAGCGGCCAGAAGCGGCCATACTTTAGCATGTAAGCTTCGCGGTTCAGCAGGCAATCGCGAAGCCGATCCTGTTCTTCCTTGCCCAGGTAACCGATATCAGCCTTATACCGGACCTGCTCAGTGGCCGGATCGGTACGGAGCAGGGCAGGCGGGGTGCTGGATTCGGCATAATCGGGTGCGGCACTGCGCTGGGATGTGGTCAGTTCATAATCCAGCGTAGTGGTTTTTACGCCGCGGATCCGCACAGTATCCAATCCGCCGATGGAGTTCCGGTAGAACAGCTGCAGGTTATTGTAATCATTCCGGTTATCCAGGGTGAAGGAAAATTTTTCCGTTACAATGCCCAGGCCGCCGCTGGAAGTATCTTCCAGCCAGCACTGCCAGTACCAGATGGATTTTCCTAGCGTAAGTGTATCCAGCCCCAGTTCTTTAATGCCTGCAGGCAGGTACAGCCAGTTGCCTTTTTTCAATCCGTATACTGCATAGGATGTACTGGCATCGGTTTGATCGGTATAGAATACCCGCACTTTGAACTGGATGGAAAGTACGTTTGCTTCCAAGGAAAGATCATTAAAAAGCAGGTTCAGCCAGGTAAGGTAGATGCGTTCTGTAAGGCCAGCCAGGCGGTTCCGGATCTGCCAAGTGAAAAAGGGCTTCTGGGCGGTCAGGTATTGGGTGAAGAACGCATTCCCGCGATACCGGAAGGCATGCACGCCACCCTTAAAGCCCCAGCGGATGAAATTTTCTTCTGTATTGTTCCAGGCCGTATTTACATCTGTAGTACTGATGGTTCGGAATTCCACATAGAATTCCATTGATGCGCTGGGTGAGTTATACGGAACTGCACCAGCATTTACCGGCGGCAGGTAGTGCTGCAGGTAGGGGTGCAGCTGGGCGCTGATATCGATCTGGGCCTTGCCCTGGTACGGGGAAAGGGTATGAACGGCCAGCGTAGTGAAAATACCGGTACCGGCAATCCGGTACTTTACCCGTGCCTGGAATACCAGCGTATTATCGGCTGTGGCATCGTTATCGAAAAATTCGTATACGATGGGGTTACCTGTGAAGTTGTATTCGTAAGGTCTTTTCGTTACAGTGATCATGCCCACTTCGCGGCATCATATTCCGGAGCCCAAACGGTTTTATAAACGGTCAATTCCCAGCCATAGTGCTGGATCAGCTGCATATCCTGGATAAAGCGGTATTCCATCTTGTAGCTGAGGCCGCGCAGGGGGCCGCAATCATCAGCCTGCAGGTCATGCAGCATTTTTGCCCGGAAATCCATCATGATCTGCCACATCTTATCAATTTCTGCATCCCGTGCAGCTGTAGTATCCCCGTTATTGGTAACCACATATCCCAGGAAGCTGAGTACAAATAACTGCCGGTACTTGCTTTCTTCCAGATCTCCTACCTGCTGGGCACTGGTATTTTCCATGATCACGATCCGCTTGAAGGCTGCTGCATCGGATGCAATGGCATTCAGATCATCATTAGATTCCAGGCGGATGAATATCTTTTTTGTGGCATCCCCGTTACCCAGATCCACATGGCTGGCAGCCAATCCCTGCAGATAGTCTTCAAAAGCCTTCAGGTTCATCTTACAGTTTTTTGCTGCGCTCCATTGAGATACAGAGATCCATGAAGAACAGGTGAATATTCATTTTTTCTACATCGGAGAAGGTGCCGTAATGGCCCGATTCTGCTACATCGCGCAGCAGGGGAACGAAGCCAAAACGGGATGGGCTGCCTCCGGAGCTTTCAAAGGGATCGGGATACTTATTTCGGATGGCGATAAAATTATTCCGGTAGAGTTTGGCAATAGCCAGCTTTACCGGTTTGGGCCATTTGCATACCGTGGTATAATAAGTTTCAATCAGGTTCTGGTTAAAGGGTTCGCGGTGATCGTTATCAGGATTTACTTTATGATCGTATACCCCTTTTCTCAGTGGGCGGTACAGGGTGGCCGCCAGCATATCCAGGTGCTGCTGTTCGCCGGTTTCTTCCCATTTCTGGAAGAAGAATTCACCCCAGAAGTATTCCAGTACCGATACATTGCCAAAATCATCAGCCGGGCCGTGGAAATCCTTATACTCAGGGATCAGATTACGGGTAAGCAGGTTTTCATCGTTTTCTTCATACAGCCATTCCACCAGGTGCATGTGTTCCAGCACATCAATCAGCCGGGTTTTCATGCGGAACCAGCTGAGGCCAGCCATAGTACGGAAGAACAGTACATTGGCTTTTTCCACTGTTACATCCTTATGGAATACTTCCATGATCCGGATCAGCTGCTTCCGGCTCAGTTCATTCCACTTTTCGGGGAATGTATAGTATCGTTTTCCGATCTGGATGATGGTCATGGCTTATCCTCCTATTACAAATGAGCCTTTCCGGTTTCCGTTATTGGTCTGCAGGGTAGGGGTTCCGGTATTTGCCGGAAGCATGGGGCTTAATTGGAATGCAGTACTGAAATCGGTACTGAAATCATTGGAGAAATCACCGGCATAGGCTCCCTTCATGTACCGTACCAGGTCTTTCAGCCAGTTCTGGCCCATGCTTTCCATTTCATCCAGCATCAGCTGCAGGTTCAATCCGGCAGCATTGGAACGGCCAGAAGCGGGTTCTTCCGCATTGCCGCTGCTCAGGATGGTAAGGCCGTTGCCATCGATGCGTACAGACTGCTGGCGGATGGCGTGCTTTATGGTGAAGGATACAATAGCCTTTTTGAAGGGTACCATCATATCCACTTCGTTACTGTCTACCGTGATCAGTGCATCGGTGCGGCCTTTCAGCCATTTCAGCATTTCCCGGCCAATGGTGGGTACAATGTAGCGTTCCTGTACATCCAGGATAATGGGCTGCAGGATCCAGAAGGTTCTGTACGGATCATACAGCTTGTAATGCTGGCTGAAATCGGTAGCTTCCCGGATGGCCAGGGCATCCAGGCGCTTGTATTCGGCGCTGGCGGTCCATTCCGGCAGGCTGGCCTTCTGCTCAAACAGATGGCGCAGCAGCAGATCCATTCCTTCAGCGGCGCGCTTTTCCAGCGAATCGCGCAGGGCTTTGAATTCCCAGCTGTGGGCGGCCTGCATATTGGCGGTATCAGCCGTGCGGATACCCATATCGGTGATCTGGGTCTGCAGGGTACCCAGTTCTTCCGCGTAGGTGATATTGGCCACTACCCGCTGTACCCGTTGCAGCAATACGGAATAGGCATCAGTACCGCCGGTATTCAGTGTGGCAAAATCAGTATTCAGCCGGGTATACAATGTATTGCCGATAATGGGCAGGATGTGGATCAGTTCCTTGCCTTCAAAATCGGGCAAAGGGGATTGATCGCTGACATTGGCCAGCTTTACGTATTTGCGCACATCGGCTACCGTTCTGAGTAGTGCCATAGGTTTATTATTGCCCCGTTACAGCGGGGGTGCTGCTACCGCCTGTATCCAGGGTGGTAGGTATAGTGGAACTGATTACCCATTTAAAGCCCTTGTATTTGTCCATCCAGCCATTGAATTTGGCCACAATATTCAGGATACGGATCAGCTGGCGGCGTTCTGGTTCGGCCATCATAACCTGCAGCAGGGTGCTTTCCCGCACATTGCTGCCGCCCTGGCTGTTGGTATACGGTCCGCTGGGCAGGCTGCCGCCGTTAATGGCAGGATTCCAGCCCATAGCAAAAGCAATCATGCTTCCGGATGTGGAAGAATCTTTCAGCAGTTCGCCATCGATGGATTTATCTTCTACCGGCTCGATCTTGATATAATCCACAATCTGGTTAGTGGCCAGATCGGTATAAAATTCAGTCCAGATCGACTTATAGGCATTGCTGGAACCAGCCAGATACTGATCTACTGACTGAAACCAGGCTTCCCGCATTGCACGCTTTTCTTCAAAAGTGAAATCACGCGGCTTATCATCTTCACTGATATAAACAAACTTATCCCAGAATTTTTCACTGATCTTGATCAGGTATTTGGGGCGCATGTTATTTTCATACATGGCCGCTTTCATTTTCGGTACGCCGATATTGATATTTACCCAATCACGGGCGGCATACCAGTCAGGATCAGAATAATATTTTGTATCCCAGTCCGGTTCACGGCCTGTAAAAGCCACCTGCAGTTCGTTTGTTTTTTCTATAATCTTTTTCAGGTGTTCCTGTGCAAAGGGAAGATCCAGCAGCACAAAGGGCAGTATTCGCTTATCATCTTCAGAAGTAACGCGGCCCCATTCACTGCACAAGTAGATGCCATCCAGTTTATTCTGGTCATTCAGCTTTTTGTACCGCATTTCCGTAATATCATCCCGGCGGATCCGGGCAATCCGGTCGCGCTTCAGGTTGAAGGCAAAGCGGCCACAGAAATTACCATAAGCATACCGGTCTTTCAGCATGCTGTACAGCTGATCATAGATATTACTTTCATCCAGAAATTCATTGATTTCCGGATCATCAATTACTTCTTCAATAATGAATTCCCCTTTGGAATCATATTTACCCTTAACCGGAAGTACGCCCCGGTTAACGGCAAAAGTGGCTTTTGCCTTAATGATGGCCTGCAGTTCGCCGCAATCATCAATCAGCTTTTTAAGGGTAATGGGGAACAGGTTATCGGATCCCCAGGGCTGCCAGGGACCTGCTACCAGGTTCTGGATGGTGGGGGCGGGTGTATCTGTAAATTCTTTTGCAGGAAGTACGGAACTGGCCGATACCGTGTAAAACATGGCACCGGACTGCTCGCCCACATAGAAGCCATTAAATTGCCGTATTCCCATACTTAATTGATTACTATTTTATCATTAAAAGTTGTGATCAGTGCCAGGTGAACCTTTACCAGGTGCTGCTGGTGGATATTCGGATTGTAAATATTCACCGTGGTAGCCGGATCATAGCGCCGGGGGCTCAGTTCATTCTGCCGGGCCTCTTTGGGCAGCGGTTCATGGTCTTTTTTCATCTTGCACCAGTTCACCACTGTTTTCAGTTCCCCGCCTGTTTTCCGTTTCGCATCGTAGCTTACGTAGGTCATGGAAAAGGCCCTGCCACTGTCCATTTCTTTTAATACATCGTAGCGCAAAATCGTTTCCATCTGCTTCAGTTAAAAGGACAATTGTTGCCGCTGTTTACCAATGAATTTTTCCAGTAGGTATTCCGGGCCCAGCTGGCGCGAAAACTGGGAACTGGCTAAAACAAACTTGATCAGATCCAGCAGATCCTTTTCAGAATAGCCGGTTTCATCAATGCGGTAACCTGCCTGCCTCAGGTATTTCCGCATGGTGGTATGTTTTACTTCCTTCCCGCGTTTCAGGGTCAGTTTGAACTGCTGCTTTGCGCCTACAGTCATACCCATAGGCTGGTGCCCTTTGCGGGTTTTCAGTTCTTTCCGGAATTCCCGTTCAAGTATATCCATTACTTCATGGTTACATCCTCAATAATGCTATCCAGGCGGCCCTGCTGCTTGTTGAACTGCTGGATGCTGGCATAGGCTACTATACCGCCATCCAGCTGCTGCTGCAGCCTGGCCAGGGTCATGTTCATGTTCTGGATGGTTTCTTCCAGTACGGCTGTATCGGAGCCGGAAGGCCCGAACGTGCCGCCCCGTTCGTACCGCGTCAGGCGCTGTACCGATTGGCTGGCATGGCTGAAATTGATGCCAGGGAGCCGCCCACCACGGGCGTAAACGGCACTGATCCGCTGCCCGTTCCGGTGCATGCTGCTGTAGAGCAGTTCATTAACGATCCGGGCATTGTTCCGCACGGTATTCCGGCTCAGGATCACTTCGCCGCCTTCCACTTCTGCTTCCTTCTGGCCGGTACGGGGATTGATAACCGGCATGCCGCCTTCTTTGTGGGTGGGACCGTTCAGGCGGCCACCTTTGGCGAATTCCGGGTACTTCTTACTGGCGATAAGGCCCAGCTGCACGGCAGCCAGGGCGCTGATGATCGATATTACGATAGGAGCAGTGGCCGGGCTGGTTAAAGCCTTACTGATGCCTTCTGCCGTATTGATAGCTACCCGTAAGCTGGATTCGATCTGATCGCGGCGGAACTGGCGTTTCCTTACGGCTTTCTCCTTCCGTTCCAGTTCCAGATCGGCAATTGCATTCTTCCGGTCATATTCCTTCCGGCTGATCAGATTGGATTCCAGCAGGCGGGTGTAGTTTTCCTTCTTCTTTTCGGTTTTCCGGCGGTCCGCTTCCAGATCCTGATCTTCCCTGTCTGCTATTTTGCTGCTGAGATCGGAAAAGATGCTGGTAACCTGATTGGCATAATCCACGTACATGGAAATGCGTTCAGAAAGCTTCATCTTCTCCTTCTTATTCGGATCCGGTTTATTTTGGGCTGCCTGTCCGGGGGTGCGACCTTTAGCCAGGTCAAAGATGCTGCCTATAGGATCGGTGAGATCCACGGCACCGGGGCCGGTACTTACACGGCTTTGCAGCAGTTCAGCATAGGCATTTTCGATTTCATTCTGCCGGGCCTGGATAATCCGGTTCACCAGATCTCCGTTATTCGTTTTATAAGCCCGTTCTTCCAGCTTACTGAATGCTTTATCAATATCGGCAACCTTCTGCTGGAATTCAGAAAGCCGTTTTACATCAAAGGATTCTACCAGATCACGTAGTTCAGCATTCAGCTTTGCAATTTCATCAGCCCGTTCTTTTGCCGCTTTTGCTGCTGGATTTTCCCCATTGTCATTACCGCCACCTGTTCCTAATATTTTGTTACCGTTAATAACTTCAAGAATGGCGCTTAATCTTCTTTCCTGCAATGCTACATTACGTTCCAGTAAAAGTTCTATTTCTGCATCAGTACCTTGCCTTGCTTTTTCAAGTTCTGCTTTAAGATCATCTAATCTTTTACGTTCAGCGTCTGTTACTTTTTGCTTATCAGCTGCACTTAGTTTAGAAAGTGCATTTTTCTGTTTATCTGTTAACCCTGATCCTCTGTTAATAGTTTCCAGGTCATCTCTTTGCTTTTGCAGCCTTCCGCCAGAAATACCCCTGTTAATGCTTTCAAATAAAAGATCGTATCCTTGAATAGCACCATTTAATTTTTCAAGAATAAAAGTGAAAGCAGGTGCAAGAAAGCTGCCTACATTTTCTTTGAAGTCGGCAAAAGCCTGCTTCATTTTAGCCATCTTGCCAGGAAGGGTTTCTCCAAAAGCATCAGCAGCACCTTTTACCTTTTCGCCCAATTGATTTACTACTACCCCAAAGCGTTCACTGAGTGTTCCGGCATCTTTTATATTGATGCCATATTCCTTCAATGCCTTTCCATTCCCTTCCAGGGCTTTGATGATTACACCAGCACTTTCCTGTAAACTGATCCGGGAATCACTGGCGAAATTGATGATGACCGGAAGCAGCTGGTTCATCTGGCTTTCAGTAAGCTTACCATAAGTGATCAGCTTATCGAATACCCCTACTATATCATCGTTATCCAGGAACTTGAACCGATCAGCCAGATCCTGTGCTTTTTTCTGTATTCGGTCAAAAGCATCACTTCTGCCCAGGTTCTTCAGTTTGTTTTCCAGGCGTGCGCTGGCTTCTTCTGCCTGCAGGAATTCATCCACACTATCCTGCAATAAACCGGGAAGCTGCTGTAATGCAGAAACCCCAAGACCAATACCAAAGCCCTGGGCCAGTCCTGTAAATACAGATGCACCTGCAGACTGTATTTTCCCTAAAACTCCACCGGATTTATTGATCGTTTCATTTACTCCCAGTGCCTGCTTACGCAGGGCTTCCAGTTCGGTTTTTGCCTGCCGGTACTGATTTATTTTCTTATTGAATCCTGGATCGTCTTTACTCAGGTTTTTCAAGTCGCGTTCCAGCGCCTGTACTGTTTTGCTGATATCGCGGATGGATGGAGCCAGCTTTCCGGAAAGCTTCTTAGTAGCGGATTCGATGGGCTGTTCCAGCTTCTTCAGTTCGCTGGATAGTTTGGCCACCACGCGGGGATCTGTGGCCTTTTCCAGCGCATCCTTCAGTTCCTTTTCCTTTTTCTTCAGGATATCCAGGGCGGCCTGGGCGGAACCGGTTTCTATGTATATGTTAACCTGCCGGTTGGTAATTTCAGCCATTAGGGTTTCCCGATATTATTCTTGTCAATAAAAAGGTTTCCTGTTACCACTGCTCCCAGTTCTATAGCGGCGATCTCCGAAATTTTCGGGATACCCTGGGGGCCTGTCAGTGCCGTATCAATGAAAGGCTTTGCCTGCCGGTTTCCGGTGCCTGCCTTGCCCAGGCTGGCCGGATCAGTGCGCCGGCGCTCGCCATACCGGGTTTGCCATCGGGAGCCTACAAGGCCGCCCTGGCCTTTACCAGCACCAGTATGCGGGTAGATCAGTGCGCGGGGGAACTGATAGCCGATCCGGTTAATAGCGCCTTCACGCTGCCGGAAACGGGCTTTCAGCTTCCGTAAGGAATCCCCGGTACTGGGGGAATTCCGCCGGTGCTGGATGCCCAGCTGCTGGCCACGGCTTTTCATATCCGCTTCCAGCCTCAGGCCCTGTTCCTCAATCTTGCTATTATAGTTCGCGTATTGGCTCATAAACTGAAAAAACCCGCCTGCGCTGAGGCGGCGGGTTTTGCTTCAATATTGGTGGCTTATTCGGCTTGCTGTGGTTTCTTTTCCCAGAGATCTTTACGGCCCTGTTTGATCAATGCTTCAGCCACATTCGGGGGAATATCCTTTACGTGGGCATTGTACAGTTTCGGGATCCCGATTTTACGGTTCCAGTTAAAATCAGGAGCCGTTTCAAACCGTTCAGCTGTTTCCGGATTGCTAAATCCGGGGGTAACTTCTGCCATACTACTTCAGAGATTACGGAGTGAAGTCAACTGCCGCGGTATAGTAGAACTTCGCTTTGGTGCGCAGTTCCAGCACATAACGCTTCTGGCCATTTACTTGCTCCGGGTTATTGGTTTGGCTGTCGAACGTTACACTGGCGCTTACCGGGTTACAGTCATCGCCCAGCTGGTAGTACGCATCTGCCACCAGGCAGTTAGCATCCTTCAGCCAGAAAACAGTGTTATCGTTCAGCAGGCGGTTTACCTGTTCCAGGATTGCTGCGCTGTCGCCCAGGATTTCTGCACGTACAACGTGGATCAGTTCCTTTGCACCCACATCACCACCGGTTTCAGTGGTATGCTGTACGGATCCGATCTTAGCTTCCCAGATGTGTGCTGCTTTACCAGCAGCCCAGGTATGCGCAACTGCAATTGCCAGGGTATCGCCCAGCACTGCACCGGCTGCAGAAGGGCGCTGCCAGGTACTGATATCGGATACTTCCGAAAAGTACAGCGCATTTTTATAGCCGCCCTGCTTATTGGACGCTGTGCTGTTGGTGAGATTGCCGTATGTGGCCATTTCAGTATTTTTTGAAAGTGGAGAATCAAATTACTTCTTCGATCACGGTACCAATACATCCGATTTCCACAAGCTTTTGCTGCGCTTCAGTATCTACCAGTATTTCTACAGCGGTACGTACACCTACATCAGGGATATTAACCCTTTGCAGCAGCATCCTGTAGCTTTTACCATTTACGGTAAAAATATCGGGTGATTGGGATTTTTTTTCTTTTGCCATGGTATGAAAAGGGCCCCGGATATTTCACCGGGGCAATTTTTTATGCCTGATCATTCACCACCAGGGCTTCCAGATCCTGAATCTGGCAACCGCCAGCCATCATCAGACGGACTTTCAGGATATTGAAGTTGGGGGTTGGGTACATGCTCACACCTTCCAGGTCAGTACCAAATACCAGGTTATCGTCGATCGTAGCGATCAGGCGCTGGCTGGTACCCATGAAGGCTACCGGGGTGAGTACTGCGCGGCGGTTATCCAGCTGATATTCGCCAGTGGCGTTTTTCTGGAACTGGAAGCCGTTCAGGGTGCGGTAGTGGGCGGCGTATTTCTTGAATACGTCATAGGAACAGTAGATGCGGTGTCCCATCTCCATCATCCACATGGGAACTGCATCAGCTACCTGCTCCACCTTAGTAACCGCATTGGCGGTAGTGATAGCACCGGTAGCAACCGGGGTGAGGGTGAGGCCGGTAATTTCAGCAGCAATCAGGGTGCCCCATCCGCTGAATACATCGGCAGCACCAGTACCGGCACCATTCCGTACACCGGAATAGAGGGTGAGGCGGTACAGCTGATCCAGGAAGGTTTTGGATACCTGGGCTACAGCGGCCTGCTCGAAGGGCTGTTCCGGATTGGTGGCCAGGTAAGTGTTCCGGAAGTTTTCGGGATCGAAATCGAAATCCCATTTGCCCATGTACGCTGTCAGCGTGCGATCCGTGAATTTCGGACCGGTGGTGATATCGTCCTGGGAACGATAAGGGCGGAGGTTACCCTCAGCACTCAGCTTGGTTAATGCCTGGGGAGATTTTACGTTCGTGCGCACCTGGATGCCGTAGTTACGGATATCCCAGCCCAGTACTTTCTGCGCGAAAACGGAGGACCCGCCGACAAAAGCTGCGGTGAGTGCTGATAAATTGGGTGTCATTTTCTTATACTGTTATTGTGGTGAATAATGGATTACTGAATCGGGGGAAGGCCCTGCAATGCGCGGAGGCGGTTTGCTTCAGCGGTATAGGGGTGTACTTCTTTCCGGGTTGAACCGGCGGGGGGTTCTTCCCCTTGCTTTCCTGTATTGGTGAATCCGGCAGCAGAAGCTTCAAGTTCAGCGATACGGGCATTGGCGGTAGCCAGTTCATTGGCCGATGCTGTGGCAGCATCCTGGGCGGCGGTCAGCTGGCCTTGCAGTTCAGTTACCTGAGCCTGGGCGGCATCGCGGGCCGTTTCAGCTGCTTGGATAGCCTGGGCGGAAGCTTCCAGGGAAGCTTCTACATTATTCAGCTGTTCTTCCGATACCAGGAAACCGCCAGTTTCTACCTGATCACCGGCAGCCACTACTGCAAAGTTTTCGGCTTTTGCAGCAGTAAGTGTTTTTTGAAAAGCCATTGTGTTAGCTTGTTGTTGTTTGTTATATAATGATAAGGACCGCTTCACCGCATACTGGAAGGTTCCAATGCGATCAATCAGGCCATACTTTAAAGCTTCTTTGGAATTGTAGGTTTTGCCGGTGAGTACATTTTCTTTCTGCAGGTCAATTTTGCCGGCACGGTTTGCTTTTACAGCATTCAGGAAGGTTTCATTGAGTCCATCCAGTTCCTGGATTACGCGGGTATAATCCCCTTTCTGGGCGGCAAAGAAATTGCCCCATTTATCCTTGCTCTCAGTGGCAAATACGGTGTGAACCTTGATGCCTTCTTTCTCATACTTTCCGGATTGGTCCATCCACATGGCCATAGTTCCAATGCTTCCGATGGTTTCATTCCATCCGTTATTAGATCCGCTGGAAATAACTTCATTGGCAGAAGAACCGATCCAGTAGGCCGCGCTGGCCAGTAAGCCATCGGTATAGGAAACAACCGGCTTTTTAGCCGATTTTACGGTATTCGCCAGGGCTTCTGTTCCATCTACCTGGCCGCCGGGAGAATCCAGCCACAGTACCATGCTTTTTACGGTAGGATCTGCATCAGCGGCAGCAATCAGCTGCTGCATAGTTTGGCTTCCCGGATCACCACAGTAATCATATTTGGCGATAGGGTAATTGATCCGGAATACCTGTACCGGTCCATCCTTCTGCAGATCGCCTTTTTCGTTCACCCGGAAGGTGGGGCCGAAATCAAGGCCCAGCCGATCAGAATATAATCCCCTTTTATCTGCAGCAGGCATAGCACCAGTACGGAGCAGGTCTGCAGCAATACCGGCATAATCAGCGGCAGCGGTAGGTTCAATGAACCAGGGCCGCGCTAAAATGCCTATAAGGAGTTTTACATTCATGCCTCAAATCTCTACACGCGCGTTAATTAAATAAAGGACAGAAAGTGAAGGTTTTCTATATGTAGGAAATTCAGGAAATAAAAAGGCCCCAGTAGAAACCGGGGCCGGTACATTGAATCCCTAATCCCAGCGCATCCCTGCGCTGCCGGATTTACACCGGATTTACTGCCGATATTGGCATTATCTTTACAGGTATCGGATTAAAAACGGGCTTTCAGCTTATATGATTCCCGCCTATTTTTTGCGGACAAGTTTGCGGGTGCAGGCATCATAACCCAGAATACCTGATTGTTGTTACGTACACTTCCTACATTTTCATAGTAGAGCCCTGCACTTTCATAATACATACGGATGAACATGGTATCTGCTGCAGCTGCAGAAACTTTGAAAGATGCTGTTCGGTCCATCAGTCGCGCACGGACAACTATAAGGGAAATGCTTACACTATCATTTTGCTGTTGAGCAGTGGCGCTGTAAAAAACAGCAAGTCCTAAAATCGCTGCTACAATAAGAATGATAACCCTCAATAGTTTCATAAAATTTATTTTACAAAGACTGCCACTGCACGGTTGAATATCTGCTGCCGGTCTTCCAGGCCGTTATATCCACCGTTCACACGCCTGGTTTCTTCTTTGATATCAAGATCATCATCAAAGCGATCCAGCCCACGGCTTTTCCAGTACCAGCATGCGGACATCACAGCATATTCAGGGGTAGCCAGGATTTCAGGATTTTGCAGTAGGCGCTTATCTCCAAACAATGCCAGGCTGGTAGCTTCCATATTTTTCCGGCCAGTGGTTTGCATCAGGCCCACGCCTGCAAATAACCTTCCATCCCCTTTTTGCTCATTCCCCAGCTGGAAGGCCAGCCAGTTTCGTTCACCCTTCTTTGCTGGCCAGGGTGCTGTAAAATCCCGTTCATACTTCAGCTGCTGGGATGTGGGGCCCCAGATCTCGCGCAGCCACTTGAAGCCACCGGATTCATGGATGACCTGTGCCAGGAAAGATGCCACTTCAATGGGTGTATCGATCCCGTATTCAGGCATGTATTTATTCAGGTGGGGAAGAAAGGTCTGCAGGCGCTGTTCCGGCGCTTTAGGCAGGATGGCTTTCAGCTGGTCAATGGTCAGTAGCATGCTATATGCTTTTTACGTGGATCAGTATATCGTGTGGAGCCGGGCGGTTCCCACCAAAATAGGGGCGCAGGAAGAACTGCAGCCCTTTGGGGTGGTTATGCCGGATATTCAGGTAATCATTTCCCCAGGTGAGGCGGTAAGTGGTGGGGGTAATCTCTATGCTGATGCTGGTCCAATCGCCTATACGTACATCACCCAGGTAAATGATTTTCCGCTTACCGGATACATAAGCATACCCCATCAGTTCAATTACATCCTTTACTGCATTGTACCGCCATCCGAAACGGATGCTGTTTTTATGGTGCATTTTTGGTATAGAAAAATACCCGATACCCACAAGTTTGTTAGTATCCTGCTGATCATCGCCTGGAATACTGTACCTGCAGCTGGCATCAAATTTTACCATCCAGCGGAACAGATCCCGCCCCCACCAGAAGCCCAGCCTGATGGGGGAAGAATGATGATCATATTTTTCTATACGGTAGCGCATCAGAGCAGCCAGATAATGATATATCCTGCCATAGCGGTACCAATACCGCCCCAGTTTACAATAGGATTATCACCGGCATCATCATGGTAGATCAGTGCCACTACACAATACCAGGCGGTTCCCAGAAATGCCAGGGCAATGCCCAGGATATCAGAAAATCCGGTAGGGTGGGCATAATCCCAGAAAAACTGCTTATCAATTCCGTTCGGCACATATCCGGGGAAAGGAGGGATGATAAAAACGGTGAACAGTACAACTGCGAAAATGATAAACGCAATGGCAGAAACAAAGGCATTAAATGCCGGGATATTCTTGTTACTCATATAATGGTTTTTACTTTAAAATCAGCAGGGTTCCGGTAGTAAGTGTAGCACCGGCCAGTATCTTGTTCAGCAGCTGGCGGTGCTTTGCTTTTCGGGCTACTTTACCGAAATCCTTATACAATAGGTTATACTTATCCAGTACCGTTAAATAGGCATTGCGGGTAATGTTCAGCTGGGCCTTCAGTTCTGCTATATAGCTTTCCTGGGTGGAATCTTTGCTGCTGTAGGCGGTGATCAGCTGATCCATGCTGGCTTCCAGCTGCACGTACTTTTCGGCCAGCTGGTCAAACTCAGCGGCGGCGGAATCCATCTTCCGGACGTATTCGGTAGTATCGGCCACGGTTTTTACCTGGATAGCCCCATCCTGCAGCCTTTTGATGCGGGAAAAATAACTGCGAACGGTACCGGCTTTCTGTTCCAGTTCGGCGGTCATATCTGTAATCAGGGTATCATACTGCCGGATCACTTCTTCATGTTCGGCTGAATCCTGGGTGAATTTGGCATTGGCTGCCGCCATATCGGCCTGCAGCTGCTTTACCAGTTTGTTATTACGGGCTGCTTCTTCACGAAGAGCCCTTTCTTTCTGGCATCCCTGAAACAGGATGGAAAGAAGAATGATAAGAGCCGTGAGCAGCAGCAGCTGCTGCCAGTAGGTTTTAATAAAATCAAGTGTCTGTTTCATGATCCGCTTTTTCTATTTTTTCGTCAACTTCAAAATCTCTTTCGCGGATACGGATATTACGCAGTTTCATTTCCTGAACCTGCTTGATAAAAAAAAATATTGCACGGGGTACCAGGTACATCAGCAGCACTACGAATAGCACATCGCTTTTCCATGTTCCTAAATTTGCCAGCCAGTATAGTAATGAACCTGGTACACCCAGCCAATCCATAACCAAAAAAGCCAGCTTCATTGTCGCCATTTTTTCAAGTCTTTTAATAGAAGTAGCAAGAAGATTGCTATTAATATTAAAAAGTAGATATTTACCGCCTTCCTCTCGTTTATATCCAGCCGCAATGCTGTTGCCGCTATTTCCCATGCCAGCCTGATTATGGCAAACACTAACGGGTAAATGGTTACTTTTCGTAGTTGTCGAAAACCGTTCCATATACATACAAAAAAAACAACGTCTTTTCCTTTATCCCACAGGTAATAAAACGATCTCCACAGATAGTTGCTGAAATCTGCATGCGCGTAAAACATCAGCAGCCCCGTGAGGAATACTGCCGATGCTGCCAGGGCCCATTTCACGGATTGGGCGGTGGGTCTTTAGGACGATCACCGCCGGATCCACCTGCAGGACTTGCTGCATTTTTTGCCGCCACTGAATTGCCACGCCAGCGATCACTTGCCACACCGAAAAAGAATCCCCATATAGTCCAGAACAGGTATTCTTCCACACTGGCCTTCAGTTCTTTTCCCCAGAACAGATTCACAACGATGTAAAGAACAGCCAGAAGAACAAACAGAAACAGGAAAAGCCGCTTGCTGCTTGTATCCCCATCAGGACCTAAAAAAAAGTCTTTAAATGATTTCATAAAAGGACGTTTAATACAATGCCATCCAAGTAGGCGCAGTAGCAGCAACGGCTGAAGTCATTGCAATGCTGGCCGGAAGGGTGGTTTGTGTGTTTATGGTGAAATAAAGCTTTGCACTGTTAGTGAAATTCTGAGCAGCCATGCCGCCGTTATTCAGGGCTATTCCAGAAGCCACTGCCGGGGCTGTAGTCTGGGCGCTGTTGTTATACAGCAGGCAGGCGAAATAAAGCCCTGGCTGGGCGCTGTAGGTGGCTGAGAAGGGAACCGTAATAAAGGCATTGGCTGTAGCGGTCCACAGGCTGGCCGTATTGGCACTTTCTGCTACTTTGGTAAGGGTTCCGGCAGAATAACTGTACAAAGCCACCCCGTTCACTGCATCGCCCGTATAGGCCCCGGCGGTTCGCATCCATAGCTTGATGCCTGTAATGGTTTGTGGCTTACTCAGGTAAATGGCTGATCCGCGGATCTGGGCATCGGTCAGGGTACTGGTAGTATTGCAGTAGGGTAGCGGCTGGCCCACCGTATACGCTTTATGGGTGCTGCCCAGGGCTTCCAGGGCGGCCCGGTAGGTTTCATCCGGATCGTAGTTATCGGTAATTCCATACCCGGAAATGGTGGTAGGTTCGCCGGTTATGGTACTCCAATCCTGGGTTCCGGTGTGATTGGCGCGAAGGGTGGCATCGGTATTAGGAACATTGGAAAGGCCCACAGCGGTTTTATCCAGGGTTTGCCAGGTCTTATCCCCGCGCCAGTACTGGCCGGTGGTACCGGAAGTAATGGTAGGTTCGCCGCCCAGTCCGGCAATAGTGTAAACTGGAATATTCAGGGTACCGGAAACCAGGGTAGCGGCCCCGCTGCTGCCAGTAGTGGTAAGGCTGATGGATCCGCCGCCGGAAGCATTCAGGGTAATGTTCACCCGGTCATTGGCCCCATCATCGGCAACGGTCATGGTAACCCCAGATCCTTCAATCAGGTTCAGAGATCGGCGGATCCCGATAATGGAGCCAGCTTTATACACCCGTACCTTCTGTTCAGTGGTATTATCATTTACTGAAATGGTATTTGTGGTACCTACTGTGTTCAGATTGATGCCGTTCCCTACTGCCAGTGTAGAACCGGCAATATTCTTGATTTCGTTATTGGTTTGCCCGGTAGTTACCAGAGCAAAAGTCAGTGAGAAAAGAAAAGTGATAAGTTTCTTCATAGCTGTTTATTTTCTGCGATACCAGCGGCCTGTGGCTGAATAGTAAGTATAGCTGATCCAATCACCGCCCACTGCTGTGGAAGGTGTGGTAGGCTGTATCAGTGTCTGCCCGGTATTGGCCGAAATGGTAAGGGATGTAACAACAGTGGCGCCACCGCCTACAGATCCACCAAAATAGATTTCGATATACTGCCCATCCTGTGGGCTGGCAGGCATAGTAATCGTATGGCTGGCCAGTACAGAACCGGGATCTACTATTACCCTGGTAACGCTGGAATTGATTGTGGTGGCAGTTCCGGAACTGATGACTTGGGTACCTGTTACAGCCAGTGCGCCTGTAGTAGTAAAGTTTCCAGTAACCTGGGTGGGGCGGCCAATGGCTACACTGGTGCCATCATCGGTAATCGCTGAGGCTACCAGTGTGGTAGTGCTGCCATAGCGCGGGATAACGTTAGTGGATCCTCCTGTAATTCCACCACCTACAGCAAAACCCTGTGCCCGTACCCATTCGCGGGAAGCAATCTGATTCCATGCAGAACCATCACGGTATTCAAACGTTGTTGAATCGCTGTTATAATGCAGCATCCCAGATTGCGCCGTTAAGCCGTTTCTGGTAGTAGTATTCAGCTTGGTAAATAGCGAAGTTTTAGCAGTTGATTGCAGGTCAAGTAAAACACCAGTTGTCGGGGTTGTGGTAGCCCCAATAGTTGCGCTTCCGCTGAAAATAACATCACCGTTTGCACGTATTTTTTCGCTTCCAGTGAAAGACGTTCCGCCTACAATGATGCCTGAACCAGCGTTTGAAATAAGAACATTAGAGTATGTATAAAGAGTATTAACTACTTCAGTAAAAGTAGTTCCTATATCAAACTTTCTAACTCCACCATAGTAAACTGTAAAAGCTTGGCCGCTGCCAGTGTTGTTGTCAACCGACATACTTCCTTCAGTTAATGAGAAGTTCCCCCACTGTGAAAAGTCTCTTCTTCCAGAAACTCCGGTACCGCCTACAAATATTTTATCTACAAATCTTATCGCTGCATTATCTGCTTTCACTGCTGCTGGGCGTCCTATTTTCATTTCGCTTTGAACGTTCTCTATTTTAAAATTCCACTTAGGATCCCAAGGAACGTTATTTACAGAATCAACTCCGGATAAAGCACCTATTTCAATATATGGCCAAAGTTGATTTCTCTTATAGTTAAAAGCCGTAATTCTTCCTGGCCCCCAATAGGCATACGATGTATTCTGATCACCCCATTTATTAAGCTGTATTCCATCACCTTCAGTTTGCCACAAGTTTGGCCGTTTCCCGGTCTTATCTAAATATGTACTCCAAAGCCTATGTGCTACACCTGCTGTATCTGTAAATTCTGGTAGATGCAGTTCAAATAATTTTTCAAGCCCTGTTTCATAGTGTGTTTCAGTTCCAAAACGAAATGCACCATCTCCAGTATTTATTCTACCAGCATCCGGATTCACGTTATATCCCCAAAACATACCAACCACATTGGGGCGGCCTGATGGGTTTACGCCATTAAATTGCTGCCACCCTAATGATCCGAATTCGCCAGCTGTTCCATAAGATCCGTAAGTGGTATTTCTGTTTGCGGGGTATCCTTGCCATCCAGTACGGTTCAATGCTGTTCCAGCTGTATCAATGATTGTAGTGCTTTTCTGGTTACCCAGTGCAAGAACTGGCTGTAAAGCAGATGATCCACCACCTGCCGGTACAGCCCAGGTATTATCGCCACGTAAAAAAGTGGTATTTGATGGAGTGCCAGTAGCAGAAAGTTTTGCAATGGTTACATTGCCATCCAGAATCTTTGAAGTAGTTATAGCATTATTTGCAATAGTAGCAGCCACAGATCCGCTTCCTGATGCGGTTACATCGCCGGTAAGGGCTGTAATGCCACCACCACCACCGGTACCTATACTGTCTTTATACGCGAATACCGGCCCGGATCCATAGTTCACGAAAACGGAATCCCGGCTTCTGGAAATGGATTGCACAAAGCGCCCATCCAGGCTGGCTACCAGGTTGCCCAGGCCGTTACGGGTCATTGTTAGGTTTCCGGTTCCGGAATTGTATGAAAGCCCGGTAGGGTAGTTATTGCCATCGGCTCCACCACCGCCGCCGGTCTGGTCCATAGGTATCCAGGTAGAGCCGTTCCAGCCCAGTACCTGGTTCGTGGTAGGGGCTGTGCTGCTCACTGATCGGCCCTGCAGCTGATTGGCATTCCACAAGGCTGTAGTATTCTGGGCGCTCACCACATTGGCTACAATGCTTACCGTGGATGATCCGGATAGCGCAGCCTGCTTGCTGTTCCAGTTGGTAATATCGCCGCTGGTAATGGTTTTGGCGGCAGCATTTACGGTAGGATCGGTTTCGGATCCCGCTGGGCTGATGGCAATGCGCACCTTGTAGCTGGCGAATCCACCACGGCGGCCCAGTACCAGGGTATCCGGGGCCAGCCACCAGGCAGAATCCACCGCGTAGGCTTTCATCAGGGTGGCAATACCGTTCAGGATATTATTCAGCTTTGTGGCTGTAATGCCTCCTGATGCGTTCGGTACGATCTGGGTATTGATCACATTTCGCAGGCTGGCCGTATCGGTAATGGATTGGGCAGAAACCCGTGCAGCTGCAAAGCCTGTAATGAGCAGGAAAAGAATCAGTAGTTTTTTCATATATCGAAATCAGAATTGAAATCATTATTGAATGAGCCCTGGCCAGTGAATGGCGGGTTTATTTCTTCCAGATCCAGGCTGCCTGTATCGCCTATGTAGATGGCTGCCGGGTTGGTATGCTGCCAGTTGAACTGGTAATCCCAGCGGCGGCTGGCATCAAATTCGCCGGATGTATAGCGGGGGATCAGTACGGCACCGGAATCTTCATTCCCGATCAGCCGGATCTGGCCATCGCGATCTTTCAGCATGATGGCGTACCTGTGATAGGGCATTACCCCGGCATTCAGGGTCTGGTTACTATTATTTCCGCCGATGTAGCCGGTAATGGATTGGTTCCAGAGTGGGCCGATTTCATTGATATCGGGTTCTTCCCGGAAAAAGCGGTCTTTATCCACCACTTCAGCCTGGTACCATTGCTTTCCAGGCTTCAGCACTATGGGCGTAG